TTTTGAACAGTTACAGCAGCAGATGGAAGCCTCTGGGCTTTCGCCTGCTGCTGTAATCGAAGAATCGTTATATGATATGGCTTCTATGAAAGCTGTTACTGGGGATGAGCAAAGTATCTGGAAATTGATTGGGGATGCAATCGCAAACAATGAGGATTATGCACTGCTTACGGCCACAATACAACAACAGACAGGGATGGTGCCGGATGTTGTGATGAAAGCGATTGAGGAAAAAAATGGAGATGTCAGGGCAGCTGCTCAGGATGTATTAAATACAATCAAGGCGACTTTTGAGGAAGGGGTATCTGTAAGTGTACCCATTACGTTGGATACCATAACCCGATATCGGTCTGGAGCATATGGAAACAATCCAGAACCCATTGAGCATTATGCCTCTGGAGGGCTTATAGAAAGCCCTACGCTTTCATGGTTTGCGGAAAAAAGCCCTGAGATGGCAATCCCGATTGACGGATCCAAACGATCGCTGGGATTGTGGCGTCAGGCGGGGGAATTGCTCGGAGCTTACAATCAGAATAACTATGGACGCATGGCTGGGGAGTTAAATGCAGCGGGAGCAGCATCACAGTCCCAGACACAGGCTGTTTCTGCGGCTCCTGTATTTTCTCCTGTAATCCATGTGCAGGCTGGGGAGAATGTAAAAGATCAGGTGATGGAAGGACTCAACGTATCCTATGAGCAGTTTGTGGAATACATGGAACGGTTTAGAAGAGAGCAGTACCGGCAGGCGTTTTAGAGAGGGAAAGACCGCCAGGGAAAGGCGGTCTAAAAGGAAATGGTAAGAGTTTTTTAAACGGCTTTATTATTATACATTTTCCGATATGTCATAGTATCGCAGGAAATAAAATTCACAAATTCGTTTTCAGATACCTTGAGAGATGCAGGAGCAGATGCTTTGGGGATTTCTCGCCCGTCTTTTTCATACCCATAAAGAGTGAGAGCCAGGGTATCCTCGGCCATTTCGATTCCATCCTCCAGACTGTCTCCGCAGGTATAGCAACCCTCTAAGTCTGGGAAAATAATGGAATAGGCACCGTTTTCTTCGGGAGTAAAAACTGCGGGATAAGCATATTTGGACATAGTTCATTCCTCCTTGTTATTTTGCTCCCGGCATAGTTCGTCTAGTGTAACGCCGAGAGCATCAGCCAGTTTAATAGCTGTGTCTACTTTGCAGCGGTCAAATCTTTCGATATCCTCAATGGTACGCTGTGGAACATTGGACAGTTGAGAGAGAGCACGGACACTGAGAGATTTCTTATTCCTTATTTTCTTTAAGTTCATGTAGCAGCCTCCTGATATTGGGTAATGTAATAAATAAACAGTAAATAGAGGAGCAGATAACAAAAATACAAGCAGGAATAGACCAATCTGTTCCAAAGGCAAAGATAATAGTAAAGATAAGCAGTATGGTATCAAACTTCATTGATATTATTGGGCTAATGTGGTAAGATGGGAAAGGGAGAGAGGAGATATCCCCTCTCTGTTCTTTTATTTGAGAGCTTGTATCAACTGTGCTATGGAAGATATTAAAGCGGCGGCGGCAACCATTGCTTTAATTATCTGGTTGAACAAGTTCTCTTTTTTCTTACCCATTGGCCGACCTCCTTTCCTTTTGATGACTCTATTGTACCACGTTATAACGTGGAAGTCAAGAGGGGGAATATAAAAATAGTCCAGTAAAAAGCTGGGCTTTTTTGATGTTTAAATGCTTTCGCAATTCTTAGAAAGGTGCTGATTCCGTATGAATGAAGTCTATCAGACGATCCAGGGGGATACCTGGGATATAATTGCAAAAAAAGTTTATGGAAATGAAAAATACCTGGACTATTTGATGGCAAATAATTTTCCGCTGCTGGACTACTTTGTGTTCCCGACAGGGGTCGCAGTCAGCACGCCTGCACTTCCTGTATCAGTACAGGATGATTTGCCATCGTGGCGTAAGGGGGTACAGATGTGAGCAAAACACGCAGAAAATCAGTGAGCCTGGTTTACAATGGGACAGAGGCATACAGCGAATTGGCCCCATACCTGGAACAGATCACCTATACAGATTCGGTAGATGAATCTGACATGATATCGCTGGATCTGTTGGATCGGGATCTGAAATGGAGAAATGCATGGATCCCTAAAAATGGGGATGTGCTGATCCCGTCCCTTACCTTAGAGGACTGGAATTATGAAGGGGAAAAAATGACGATACAGTGCGGCTCTTTCATAGTGGATGATTTTGGTTTTTCCTCGCCTCCTGCAAGAGGGAGCATCAATGGAGTGTCCGCCCCGGTCGGTACAGGATTTAAAGGGACGGAAAATACAAAAACCTGGGAGGCTGCCACGGTGCAGCTGATAGCAGCTGAGATAGCCGGAAAGTATGGGCTTGAATTGGTTTATGAGGCGAAGGATATTTCAGTGGCAAAGACAGAGCAGGATAAAAAGGCAGATAGTGATTTTTTAAGATCGATCTGTGAAAAGTATGGTCTGGGCCTTAAGGTTTTTTATAACCGCCTGGTAATCTGGGATTACAGTGTGTATTCGGCTCGGACGCCTGTGATTACAATAACGCCGGATATGTGTTCTAAATGGTCTTACCGAAGTTCTATGCAGGGGACTTATACAGGGGCGCGGGTGAGCTACAGGAATCCAAAAACGAAGAAAACAGTGGATGTTATGATAGGAACAGAGGGACGGCTTTATAAAACGAACCAGAAAGCGGACAGTGAAGCGGATGCACGTTTGATCGGAGAGGCAGCTATCCGAAATGCGAACCGCAAAGAAAGCACGATGCAACTGACATTGCCGCCTAAATTTTCTCTGATGGCTACATTAACGGTGCAGCTACAGGGCTTTGGACAGATGGACGGGAAATACTTTATTGAAAAGGTTACGCACCAGATCGGCCGGGCATCTTATAATATGCAGGCATCACTTAGCAGAATACCGGACGGGGGCGCAGAGGGGGCCGCGGCACCGTCTGGAACGGGAGGCACATACATAGTACAGAAGGGAGACAATCTGTGGGATTTATCCCGGAAGTTTTATGGAACGCCGTCGCGATGCAAAGATCTGTATAATGCCAATAAAGACAAAATCGAGGCAGAGGCTAAGAAACATGGAAAGACCAGTTCAAACCGTGGCTATTGGATCTGGCCGGGAATGTCGCTTAACATACCATCATAGCGGGAGGTGAAAGCAGTGCAGGATATTGCAAGAGTAGGCGTGGTATCATCTATAGAAGAGGATGGAGGAATCCGAATCTATTATCAGGATCGGGATCAGACAACTGCTCCCATGCAGCTGTTTGCGGGGCGAGGGGAGTATGCGCCGCCGAAAATAGGGGATCAGGTAGTGGTTTTGCATCTGTCAAATGATACCAGCAGCGGAGTGGTACTGGGAAGTTTTTGGAGCCAGGAGGACGCCTTGCCGAAGGAAACATTATATCGGAAAGATTTGGGGGAAGGGGCATATGTGGAGTACAGGGAAGGCACAGTGATTGTTCATGGGCCGGAGATCCGTCTGGAAAATGCGAACGAAAGCATGAGCCTGTCGGAGTTGCTTGAACTCGAAAAACGTGTCAGACGATTGGAGGGCGTGGAGTGATTGGAGTATTGGGAAATGTCCTGTTTCGGGTATCGGACAGCCGAGTATTGACGATACGCAATATGAAACAGGAAATCAGCGCATCGTGGGAGACAATGGACAGGATTGGTTTGAAACCTTTGACGGAGTACAGTGGGCCGAACCTTCAGACGATATCATTTGAAATTACACTGGACGCTTCTTTGGGAGTGAAACCCAGAATGATGCTGCAGACGTTGGAACGGATGGCAGAGGGAAGTGAGGCATATGATCTGGTGCTGGGAAGGCGTCTGATAGGGAAGAATAAGTGGGTTATTACGAAATGTTCGGCAGCCTATGATGTGATTCTGAGGGGCGGGGAGATATATAAGGCAACGGCCAGCCTGAATTTACAGGAGTATGTGTGAGGTGGGAGACGTGAACCAAGAATATAAAATCAGTGTCGAAGGAACGGAGAATGAACAGGAATTGCTTCGCACGCTGACGACGCTTTTTTCTACACGTGCAGGAAGTCAGCCGGCAGATCGGGATTTTGGCATTTCGTGGGAGTGCCTGGATGAACTGCCGGAGGTGGCGGAAAGTCTGTTTGCGTTAGAGGCATATCGAAAAGTGGAGAAATATGAACCGAGGGTGGAAGTGAAAGACATTGAGTTTGAAAATGCTCAGGGGCTGCTGATCCCGCACATTTATTTTACTGGAAGAGAGGGACGCTGATGGAAGGAATCGAGAGGCTGAAAAATTATCCAGATGTGACTTTTATTGAAGCAGTCAGCTTTGAGGAATTAAAGGAACAGCTGATTAAGGATTATGAAAAACAATATAAGGAACTGACGGGAAATGCGGTCACGCTGGCCGCAGCGGATCCATACCGTTTGATTCTTTATGCCTGTGCCGTGGCGATTTACCAGGGATATCAGTATGAGGATAAGGCTGGTAAGATGGGGCTGCTAAAATACAGCACAGGAGAATTTCTTGATAATCTTGCGGCGCTTAAAGGTGTGATTCGCAATGAAGCTGCACCTGCTAAGACCACTATGAGGTTTTTGCTGTCTGCAGAGCAAAGCCGGAAGGCGGTTATACCCAAAGGAACCCGCGTTAAAGGCCAGGAGTTGTATTTTGAGATCATGGAAACGGGAGAAATACCAGCGGGGGAGTTGACAGCAGATCTTCCGGCTGTATGTCAGACTGTGGGAACCGTAGGAAATGGATACGCCAAGGGTGATATCACAATGCTGGTGGATCCGCTGCCGTTTAATGCCAGCGTCTCCAATATAGATATCACTAGCGGAGGTGCGGACAGGGAGACGGACGATGAACTGGCGGAGCGTATTTATCTTGCACCTTCCAGCTATTCTACGGCCGGCCCGGAATCTGCTTATGAATATTGGGTCAAGACGTACAGTTCCTCTATTGGGGAATGTCGGGTGATCACAGAGTCGCCAGGAGAGGTAGATATCTATATCACTGTGGATGGGGAACTTCCATCAAAGACCTTTATAGAACAGCTGGCAGCATATATAAAGGACGGAGGGCGGCGGCCGTTAACGGATCATGTAGTAATCAAAGCCCCGGAGGCAGTGGAGTACGAGATTGAATTTACGTACTATATCCGATCGGCAGATAAGGACATGATAGCTACAATTCAAAATGCAGTGCAAGCTGCTTGTAATAATTTTATATCCTGGCAGAAAAAAATTGGGCGGGATATCACTCCGGCTCAACTGATCTGCGAGATTATGCAGGCAGGCGTCCAGTCTGTGGAGGTTAAAAAGCCACTGTACACGGAGGTTTCTGATTCACAGATCGGTATAGTTTCTGCTCCGGTGATTACTTATGGAGGCTTACGGGATGGTTGATTTTTTGCATGGAGAGATAAAAGATATTTTGCCGTCTAACCTGCTTACGCCGGAATCACGTGCGGTCAGCTTTGCAGTAGGAGAGGCGATGAGGCGCCTGGGTCGCTTTTCTGCGGGAATCCATCTGTACGCCCAGATCAGTCAGGTACCGGAGGAAGCGCTGGATCTGATGGCAATAGAAATGAATACCCAGTATTATGAGCAGTCCATGCCACGTAAGATGAAAGAACGGCTGATCATGCAGAGTCTGGTTTGGCATATGCGGGCCGGGACGCCATCTGTTTTAAATGAGTTCCTTGCAACGGTTCTGGGAGGAGGGTACATTGAGGAATGGATGGAGTATGGGGGAGAACCATACCATTTCAGAGCCTATGCCAAAGTGGATGAGGATGTGGTGGTTCCCCTGGGGTATGCGACAGAGGTTAAACGGCAGTTAAACATATATAAAAATGTGAGATCCTGGCTGGAAGATTTTTTTCTGATTCTGCAAACAAAAGTAACAGAAACGGTGGATACGGATAGCCGTCTGGAAATTTTTTCGGAGTTTTATGCCAGAAATAACAGAGCTTACCTGATGATCGATGGCACATGGCAGTTGGACAGTACATATCGTTTGAATGGCTACCGAACGGAAGAATTAGAGTTTTATCCGTCCAGACTGAGGATTACAGGAGAAACACCTGTTGAGGCTGCATGTGGTCAGTCTACGATCTTAGAGGTGGAGAGCAGTGCAGAGTTGGAGCAAAGGGCAGAATCTGCTTTGGAGATAGTGAACCAGGCTGTAAAAGAAAACAATACGGAAAATCGCTTAAGGATAACAGGAGGGGTAGCGGTTGGGAAAAAGATAAGCGGCCATCTAAGGGTCGAAAATGACCTCTGGTATTTAGATGGAACATACACTTTGAATGGTGAAAAAATACTGGATGCAGAGATTTTTGATTATGATTTATAGGGAGGTAATAAAGATGCCGCATGGAGTAATTACAGAAATTGGACGAAAGAAACTTTGTAAAGCACACGCAGGAGATGTAACACTTCCAAAGATTACGCACATGGCTTTTGGAACCGGAGGAATTGATCCACAGGGAGAGGTCATTGAACCAACTGGAACAGAAACGGCACTGAAAAAAGAGGTGTTAAAAAAGAGTGTTAATGGCCATATGTATACAGACGAGAAAGAAACATCCTGCCGTTATACGGTGCGCTTGGAAAAAAATGAATTAGTGAATCAGAATATTTCGGAACAAGGACTTTTTGACGCAGAGGGGGATCTGGTTGCATACATAACTTTTTTGCCAAAGGGCAAAGACGAAGGAATGGTATTTATTTTTGATATGGACGAAATTTTCTAAGGAGGATGTGGACATGGCAAAATTACCAATTACAGAAAATCCTCGATTTTCAGAAACAATGGAGGCGATTACAACCCAGGATCGCGCAGAACCTAAGACGTTCGACAGTCGATATCAGACATTGCTGGACAATGACAATTATCTGTGCAGGAAAATGAAGAGTCGAAAAAATATTATTTTTCTGGCAACTGGATGGACAGGAAACGGCCCTTTTGTACAGACGGTAAATGTGGAGGGGATTACGGAAGAAGATACGCCTATGACAGCCTTTGTGGATGATGGAAACAACGAAACGGAGAGTAAAGCCAAAGGGAGGGCATATGGGTGTATAACTTATTTTGACAGTGGGGACGGAACAGTAACAGCGACCTGCAAATATAAAAAACCGACAGCAGATTGCACGGTTGAATTGAAAGGGGTGTAGCGGTATGGCGAGATTTTATCCGACAGGCGCAATGGGTGGGAAAGCAGGAAGTGATGAGTGTACAGGAACAGCAGCAGAGCTGATGAAAGGATACACGGCGATACTTAGGGGATCCGGGGATGAGCCGGCAGAAGGGCAACTTGAACTTACCGGAAATGCTCAGGCAGCTCACGTTTTAAATGGAGAAACATTTTACACCTCAGACCCAAAGAAAAGACAAAGCGGCACCATGCAAAACCGTGGCGGATACTGGGGGTGGGGGAACAGCAAGGGGAATGATGGCGGTAATCAGCGTATGTGGATCAGGCTTCCAGGAGGCTATTATAATGAGAACGCAGAGGTATACCTGTCTTGGGAGGATATCCGCAATATGGCGGGGATTACGCCAGAGAAGGTCAAAAAGAATGAATGGATCCTTGGGATACAGGGGAACTTTGAGGGGTGGGTACCCGCTCCCCAGGATCTGTATTATAATGGCGTGAACAGTGTGGGATTTACCCCATCTGTTTCAGGAGCGAATGCAAGATGCGAGTTTCAGGCACAGCAGATCTATTTTAATTCCGGTACAGGGTCAAGCAGTATTACATCATCTGCAGAGGTGGATATTACTGGATGCAGCTATCTGGTCATCAGCGGACATGACATCAGTCTAGCAAAAAATGACTCAGTCTTAAATAGCTATGCAGTTGACGTGAAAATCAATGGGACGCAAATAGGTACTTATTTGCCATCGGGTGATCATGCAGGTGGTTTTCGGGTCAATATCAGTTCCCAGGCAGCCAGACGGGGAGTCATGCAGATCAATATCTACTCTATAAAAAATAACTCAATAGCCGCGTCATCAAAGGGCTATATCACGAAAATATCATTGGAATAGAAATTAAGGAGCCAGATGATGGATGAATTATTAAAATCAGAGCTTGCCCGCATCCGTGATGAGGATCAGCGCCAAAACAGACGCATTGAGTTGTTAGAGGGCATGACAAAGGTGATTCAGGAACTTGTAATATCCATCCATGGCCTTGCAAAAGACATGGAGCAGATGCTGCAGGAACAGAGAGATCAGGGTAAACGCCTGGATAACCAGAGTAAGCGTCTGGATGCCTTGGAGAAGGAGCCGGGGAACACTTACAAAGACATTAAAAAAACAGCAATCACAGCGATAGTAAGCGCGTTTGCCGGATCACTGGCAACCGGGCTTATTTTCATATTATCGCAAAGTATTCTTTGAGGGGAGGTGAAAGATTATGCTTAAGAATTGTGTATTTCGTGCTGATGTGGATACCCGTCAGTGGATCCACGCAGCGGCCAGAAGAGCCGTCAAGACCATGGCGCAGACCTTTATTGCTACCATTGGCACAGCGGCAGCCATGGGCGAAGTGAATTGGCAGATGGTAGCCAGCGCTACTGTCCTGTCTGGTATCCTTTCGGTGGCAACGTCCATCGCAGGACTGCCGGAGCTGGACGCCAATGCCTGAGAGGAGGTGATCCGCCTGTCTCCCGATCCGGCCAGGGTTAGCGCCGGAGTAACTTTTATTACATCATATAATTATGGAGGAAAAAGATTATGGCAAACGTAACAGGTAAGAGAGCAGACAAGAGAACAGAAGAGCAGAGAAGAAACGACGCAGCGCAGAACGCAAGACCCAAGGGAACACAGGACACTGCCTATGTTACCACCGGCCCTGCAACCGGAAAGGAAGATGAGAGAGCGGTAGGTACAGAGGATAAGTAAAGCTGTGCGACGTCGCAACGCAGACAGGCCTCAGGGGATTCCTGAGGTCTATATTTTGATTGCGGTATAACTGCCGCTGTGCTATAATGCCTATGTTGTCATACCCAATCCGGCAACGGAAAGGGGGTGTAAATGTTGACAGAATTTGTAATTTCCTTTTTATCTGCTGTTGCGGCTGG